ATTTTCGGTTCACCGTAGGTTGGGTGTCGTACAAAATCGAGTACACAACTTCGACGCCCGATACAACGATACGGTTACGAATGTTCAAAGCAGGAGAAACGGCAACATGATCCACAACGGATACTTGGTTCATCCGGATATTTGGATGCTATGGGCGAGCGTGCTATTGACGCCCGTAAACACTTTGGCTATTCTGTGGATGCTTTGGAGGCGCGGGCGATGATGAATTACAAGTGGGATTCGGCAGCAATCAACTCTCGCACAGAACGCAAGCATACGCGCATCGCCGCGCAGCGAGAGTGGATAAGCGACGTAGAAGCTGACCCAAAGCAAGAGCAACGAATCGCCCGTCAAGAATGCGCTGTTTGCTTCTACACCACCAGAATCTGCGGGCAAGGATTCACGTCCTTCAACTGCCAAATGTGTGGGCGAGAAGAAACCTATGCCAACACTTGCGTCCCGGCTCTTTGTTTGACGTGCGTGGTCGAAAACGGATTGTGCCACGACTGCGGGTCGGATATCGACTTGCTTGTACGGAAAACGGATAATGCCCGATAGCCTTGCATCCTTTTGGCGGTTTGCTGCATCTAATACAGTAGCAGTAATCCCGCCCGAAGGAACCCCAAGTGTATAAAATTTACATAGTACGAAACACCGTCAACGGCAAGATTTATGTCGGGCTCACGGGAAAGACGGTCGCGAAAAGGTGGCGAGCGCATGTCGCCAATTCTCAGAAGAAAAACCCGAGCCAATACCTCGCCCGAGCGATCAGGAAACACGGGGCCACTAATTTTACCGTGCGTCAAATTGACAAATGCGATACTCGTCAAACGGCGTGCGGCCTTGAAATGGCCTATATTTTGCTGTATCAAGCAACTAACCCAGAGTTGGGGTATAATTGCACTTTAGGCGGCGATGGAATAAACGGGGTTACGTTCAATCACACCGAGGACGCGAAGGAGAAGATCAGTAAAGCCTTGAAAGGAGTACCCAAACCTGCGGGCTTCGGTAAAAAAGTATCCGCAGGCAAAACTGGAAGAAAACTAAGTGCGCGAGGGTGTAGAAACATAAGCGAAGCGCACAAAGGTAAACTTGCTCCCAACCGAAGAACAGATGTATCGGACGAAAATGTCGCCGCCATGTACAAGGCGGGTAAGTCTAAGGCGGAAATATCTCGTCACTTCCGTATTTCAGACGCTACTGTTGGTCGGCGTTTAGCGGCGGCAGGACTCGTAACCGGATACAAGAAAAAGGCAAAATGGTGGATGACGCAGATCAGCTAAAAAAACACCCTTCTGTTCTTCAGTTATACACGAGCGCGGTTCGACTAAAGCGCAACGGAAAAGAACTAGAAGGACTTTGCCCGCTGCACGCGGAGGGTACGCCATCTTTCAAACTGCGCCAAGCAGCAGACGGAACGTACCTATGGAATTGTTTTGGGTGTGACCAACAAGGCGGAAACATATTCCAATTTCTACAAAAACTGAACAAGATCAGTTTTAATCAGGCGGTTTCTATCGTTCGGAAACATGTAGAAGGTTCGTGGACAGGAACGAAAGAAGTCGTAGAACAAACCTTTAAGCCTCTTGGACTAGAAAACAAACCCAAGCGGGTCTACACGAGCGATGAATACAGAGCATTGGAAACCGCGCTGGCCAACAACTCCCCGGCCCGAGAATATCTTCTTCGGGAACGCGGCATAACGTATGAGACCGCCAAGTCTCTGCGGTTTGGCTATCGACAAAGTTTGCTGTATCAAGACAAGAAGACAGGCGCGACGGGGTGTTACGGCGGGGAAGGCAATTTGCCTGTAGGCGACAAGGGGTGGATCGCCTTTCCGCATATTCGAGACGGTAAAATTGTAGGAATCAAGTATCGCAGTATCGCAGGCAAATTTATGGCCCGTCAACCGGGGATGGACGTTTGGCTATTCAACGCCGACGACGTGGACATGTTGGAACCCGTGTTTCTCGTGGAGGGAGAGTACGACACCGCTTGCCTGAAACAGATGGGGGCGAAGGTTGTATCAATTGACAACGCGCAACAGCAAATAACCCCAGAAATGAAGGATCGCTTGCTCGAAGCCGAGTGCGTAATTCTAGCGGGCGACAACGACGACGCGGGCCGGAAGGCAATGGAGAAGTTGTGGGCGGAAATGAAGGAGCGCACGTACTTGCTCCAGTGGCCCGGAAAAACAAAGGACGCCAACGAATTTTTCCTGAAGGACTGCTCGGGCAACGTGTCCGTTTTCCGTACAAAGATTAACGCCCTCGTTCAAGAAGCCAAGAGTCGTCCGATGGCGGGCATCTACAGCCTGCAAGAATCCCTGATGAACAGTACGGAAGAGAACGTCAAGGACGATCCGAATCGGTTTAGATTTTCTCTTCCGAGCGTGGACCGCATGGCGATTATTTCTCCGGGCAGCGTGGTCGGACTTATGGCCACGAGTACCGGGCAGGGCAAAACCACGTTTGTTCTCCAAGAGACATTGGAATCCGCCCGGAAGTACGGGGAAGTCGTCCTGAATTATCAGGCGGAATTGACTATCGAACAGGTTGCCCGCATAGTCACGGCGCACACGCTCCGAAAGCATCGTCTGGAATTGACGAAACAGGACATGCAGGACGCCGCCCGAATGTTAGGTTCAGCCAAGTATTATGTCGGGAGAAACGCGACGCTGACGACAATCACGCCCGTGCTGGATTTGATCGAAGCCGCCATTCGCCGTTTGTCGCCCACGGTCGTCGTGTTGGACAACATCCACTATTTGGTCAGAAACGAAACGGATCAAGTGAAGGCGATGGAAAACGCGATGCAGCGTATAAAATCGCTCGCGGTTCTCTACAAGTTGAAATTCTTCGTCCTCGGAGCGCCGAAGAAAGCGGAATCGACCGCCAAGGGAAAGCAGTTGCACGTAAGCGACGCCCGTGGTAGCATAACGTTTGGCGACGACTCAGATGCCGTGTTTACGATCCATCGGGACATGCTGACAAATACCGACGACAAGAAGAACGACTATAGCCCGCAGACGCGCTTGAGGTTGGTCAAGGTTCGCGACAAGGGTCCGGGTGACGCGGAGGTTGACCTTATCTTCGTTGGAGAAATCGCAACGTTTGCGGAAGCGGTTTACAACCAAGAACCGAGCATGTTCCAATGAAAAAGTGTTGTGTCTGCAAGGACTATCTTCTAGAAAGCAGTTTTCATGCCCATCACGGTATGACTGATGGGCTACAGCCCGCGTGTAAAAATTGCGGAAGATCAACTAACAGACGCCGAGATGCTAGGATACGGGCGGGAGAAGTGACATTAGCCGCTCGACAGGTTCCTGATAAGAAAATGTGCATTCGTTGCTCCTTAATTAAGGAGAAAAGCGAATTTAATGTCTACAAAAAAGGCAAAGACGGCCTTAATCCGTGGTGCAAGGAGTGCCGAAAGCAATATAACCGAGAGTGGACAAAGCGCACTAAGTTTAAGGAGCCCCCACGCTATCAGAAGAGGAAAGCGGAAGGATACTACGAAAGGAAGCGCTTGGCCCGATACGGTTTGACTCCAGAAACATTCAAGGAACTGTTTGCCTTTCAAGGTAACAAATGCGGAATTTGTGGCAACACTGAATCGGGTAACGGCAGGGCTTGGGCAATTGACCATGACCACAAATGTTGCCCTCCCGAGCGGGCGTGCGACAAATGCCGCAGAGGAGTACTGTGCCACGGGTGCAACACGGGTATGGGCGGTTTGGGGGATAACGCCGAACTGTTGTTCAAAGCCATTCTTTACTTAGGGAAACCGCCCGCGCAAGAAATTGTACAGAAAACGGATAAAGCGCCCGAACCCTGCCGAGAATGCGGTCAGGTAGGCTTTCACAAATGTCCTGCGATACCCGGTCGCCCGTAAACAATCGCGGACTTGACAACGGTTCGCAGTCTTGATAGGATAGAAAGAATGCCCGCACAAGCGATTGAAATCGTATCCCCGAGCGACGTATCCAAGAACGAAGAACTACTCGCCCGCGTGGATCGTCTGATTGATACGGCCCGCCAGAGTCAGGACATTCTTGAACGGACGTACTTGGATATCGGTATCGCCCTGAAGGACGTGCAGGAATCGCGGGCGTGGGTCGCCCGTTTTCATTCTTTCGACGCGTATTTACGCGAATGGTGCGAGCCGCGATTCGACCGGAAACGCAACCAGTTGTACGCCTACAAGACTACCGCCGAGCAATTGCTTCCGCATGTCGAGAAGCAAAAGTTGCTCGAAATGGGCGTCACCAAGGCGACCGCGCTGTCAAGTTACGTCAAGAAAACGGGCAAGAAGCCGACGACCGCGCTTTTGGAGGCGGCAGGAAATCCTGAAGTCGGAATTCAGGAATTTCGGGCCGGGATCGCGGAAGCGCAACACGAGAAACCTGAGACGGGCAAGTGGTACGACTTTGGCGGCGCATTTCTGAGCGCCGAGGAACGAGAAGAAATTGAACGCGGGTTTCAGCGGGCGACCGA